CAAATGATTCTTCACCTGGTACTTCTGAAACTGCAGTTGGATCCATACGTGATTCTACAATAAAGTTACCTAATACACCAGCTGCTTGTTCTTTAGAATAACCATTGCCAACTAAAAAGTTGAATGCTTTCTCTGTATTATTACTGCCGACCAAAGATTCTAATGATGCTGTCGTACCTCTTGGTGGAACATCAATTAAATTCCTTTCAGCAGGTATTTCTATTTCATCAATTGCCGGTGCGTCTTGAGAACTTATCTTATCATCATCTAGTACTTCAATTCTAGGTATTGAACCCATAATTACTGGTTGCTGAGATACATTACCATCCATAAAAAACCCAAATACCATTGCACCTGGTTTTACATTAGGACTTCGACCTAATCCGCTTACTCCATCTTCTGTAGTAGGCACTAGACACGAAGCCCAAGGCAATGATGCCTCAGGTACTTCATTTACATTGTCACTATGTGCACCATATATGCGCACTCTGCATCTTCCTACATGTAACGGGTCTGCATTACTTACTACAATACCTATAAACCATCGCATATTATCGCCGTAAAAATTTATCATTCGCTAGGTCCAACTGTAGTAGTTTTATCAGAAGATTGTGTTAATCGACTGCATGTCATATACATATTATATTTATTTTCAGTAAATACGTGTTTAGTTTCTAAAACTACATAAGAACCACTTGTAACAGTATCTTTAGTCTCTGACTCAAATTGAGGTAGCATTATATTAATTTGCTCTCCTATAAACACAGTATTTTCATGAAAATTGAATACACCAGTAGTACCGATAGTTATTTTCTTTTTACTTAATGCAGCTACAAGTGAAGTAGATTTTACTTTATTTAAATGCTGTTCGATATCTCTTTCATCGTGGTATCCTAATTCATCCATTGTTGTATGATTTACTAATTTATATACGACATTGGGATCAAAATCATTTAAAGTTTTATCTTCTATTGTAAAATCTTTATTGAATATTGACTTACTAGGACCAGCATCTAAAGTTTCTGTAATATTAAATCTATTTTGTTTATTTCTTTTATTAGTACTGAGATTCAAAACATTATACTGATTTTGTACAGCGCCTTTAATTAATAATTCTAATGTATCATTTGTATTATCTTCTTCAAATGATTCTACATTAATCAATTGCTGTATTGGATTATTTTTATGATTCTGAGCATTACTAAATACAAAACTTGTTTTATTCACAGGTTCATTTTCTATCATTTCAGATAAGCTTTTCATTCTTATCTCTTCTTCTTTCAAAGTAGCATATACAAAATACGGATAACCATTGATATCATAAGCTCTACGACGTATAGTATCTATTATACCTAATGGAGATATATATGGAGAAACATAGTTAAACGCTGATTGATATGGCGCTTTGCCTATCAATGATAGGTTTCTTTTAAATTCATTTGATAAAACATTTTTTATTATTTCATCAGGTGTTCCTAGATACGCACGTGATATAGATTTTAAAACATCTAAAAAGAATATATCTTCTGCAATATAATAGTTATATGCATATGTATTTTCATCTACTTTAGTTTTACCCATTGTGCGAGTAATAAAAAAACTTTTAGTTAGAATTTCGTCATATTCAGAGGCAATATTAATTGTTACTCGTTCAGTACCGTCAAATCTTAATCTCTCAAAGACGTATTCTGTATCAGCACATACCATAGAACCTGTAATATAAGGAGTATTCACAGACTCATATAATATTAGCTCAATTATCGTAGCGCCAATATCTAATTCAATTCCTCTTTCAGGAATAGATAGTATTACGTCTTGAAATTTGTATTCACTAGATGAATATGTACCGGACATTATTTTAGTGCTCTATTAAATTCATTAAATAACTGATTAATTATTTCTGGTTTTATTATTCTAATCCTTTTACGTTTCTCATTTTCCTCAATGAATCTATCAGAGAAAGTGATAGGCGTAACGTTATTTGGAGCATCTTGTAAAGGATCTATATCTACATAATTACCATTAGCATCTTCGTAATGGTGTACTGCATTATATTGTTTATCGCTAGACTGCACTGTAATAGTATCTGCATTGAAGAAACCGAAACCAGCTTCTACTATTTCAGCTTTTTGAAATTTAAAGCCAGTATTATTTCTTACAATAATTTGGCCAAGGTCGGGGTGCGTTTGCACAATATCTCCAAATGCTCCACTCTTTTTACCAGTAGCACGATTGCCTATTTGAAAATCACCTTTAAACCAATTATCAAATGTTCTTATAAATTCGTGTGGATAATATTTTTCCATCTGCTCATGTACTTCATTTGCAGTTAATGGCCATCCTTCTTCTCTTAAATGATCATTTACATAAAACATTAACCAGTAATACTGAACATTTCCATAAAAATTATATGATAAAATATCTGGTCTGTCTCCATCAAGAATAGTATAATCAGAGTATATTGTGATATCATCTCTAACTTGATCTATAATATCTACATATGTGCCAAGCTTCTGAAATAAAGTTGGTGTAATTTCATTACCGAAATTATATAATACCTTAGGAAACTGTTTAAAATGACTCATGATTTTGCCCTGTGAACTATCTTATCTTTTTTACCTAGATATTTTCTTTCAACATCTATGTCTTCTTTGTTTAATGGTCTGTATTCTATAAATTTTAAATTCATTGTAGCATCGTGAAATTTACCACCTTCATAAAATGACATTGCTGTAGTATTATAAGTTACATCTACTGATTGTAAATATGCAGGTAGGAATCTAGTGAGAATAGGTTTATACTGGTTTGTACGCTCGTCTCTATACAAGGCTTTAATGTGCATAAGATTAGGAAATCTATACGCCATACCTACACCGTTTGCTGTAACTAATTCAGTCGGCAACTGTTCAGTCCTAAAAAAGTCGATTATGTTTTCTATTCTTGTAGTTTCATCAGGGCTAGTAGGTATCATTTGAAAGACAAAATTCCATTCACGAATATTAACTTGTTTAAATAAAGCTCTTGTATTAGGATTTATTGCAATTCTTGTGGCTAAAGAAGTTGCATTACCGGCATTAGTACTTAGTTTACTTACTAATCTATTAGCTATTAATGAACCAAACTCTGGTGCAGTTTTACCTTCCATAAGCTCACCTATACCCGCAAATGTGCCTCTGAATGCAGAGCTTGCAATATCCACAACGCTTTTATTTCCTTGACTACCCATTAATGTACCAGACACCATACCGCCTGCAATACCTAATTGTTCTGGTCCAGCTACTACACTTTCATTTTGTTGAATATTCATAGGCATATACAAATGAACATATCTATTATCTGGTATTCCTAAATCATCTGTACCTTTACCAAGTATAGTAGTATTTTCTGTAGTTCTTTTTGCCTTTAAACTTGTTTTAATTGCTTTTCGTTCTTCTTCTCTTCTTTGAGTTGGTCCCTCACCCTTTTCAGATTGAGAATTTAAATTTTCGTTATAAACTTTAGCAACATCTTTTAGATTATTAAGTTCACCATTTATTATTTTAGCTAATAAAGTATTCTGTCCTATTAAACTACCGATCGTAACAGCATTTACTTTTACTGGATTAAAGGATAATATAGCTCTATACTTTTCATCAGTAAGAGAATCACCACCTTCATCTATACTAGGAGGAAAAGAATATATATAGCCTTGCTGGAGTTTTACTTTAGTAGTCATTAGTATATCCTATAAATAAACATTTACACTATTTATAACAATTTTCATGGCTTACTCTGGTAAATTCAAACCTAAAAATCCTAAAAAGTATAAAGGCGACTTCACTAACATTGTATTTAGATCGATGTGGGAGAAGTATTGTTTTAAATGGTGTGATGAGAATGCAGATGTAAAGTCATGGTCTAGTGAAGAGACCGTCATACCATACTTATATGAAGTAGATAAGAAGTATCATAGGTACTTCATGGACCTAAAGATTACATTTAAATCTGGTCAGACAATTCTAGTAGAGATTAAACCATCAAATCAGACCGTACCTCCCAAGTACCCGGGCAGGAAGACAAAGAGGTATATTACCGAAGGTCTGACTTATGTAAAGAATCAAAACAAATGGAAAGCAGCACAACGATTTGCAAAAGATCGAGGATATACTTTTCATATATGGACAGAGCATACTCTTGATCAGATGGGTATCATGCCAAAATCTAGTAAGCCACTTAAACCTTATAAACGTAAAAAACCTGTATAAATAGATGCATGGCACAAAAAGAATTATTTTCAGATTTAGAGATTGCAGCATTTCGTGCAGGTATAACACCTCGTACTAAAGAATCTATTGCATGGTTTAAACAAAAAGCTGGTCAGTTAGGTAAAGTAACTGGTGGTACAATCTTTAATCAAGAACAAGTAAAGATGCAGGCTTCGTTACGTAATCCATTAGGTAACATGTATATGTTCTATTACAATGCAAAGCATAGACAAACATTACCATACTTTGATGCATTCCCACTTGTAATTATAACATCACTTGCCGAAGGTGGTTTCTATGGTATGAATCTACATTATCTACCTCCAGCTCTTAGAGCTAAGGCTCTAAATGGATTAATGGGTAGTAACGGTTTACCGGCAAAATATTATAAGCCTACAATTCACAGATATCTGACAACACAAGTGCGTAGTAAGTTTGCTTACATAGATAAACCAGAATGGGAAATTGCTACATTTTTACCGGCAGCACAATGGAGAGGTGCAGGATCTGGTAAAGTATTTAGAGATTCAAGGAGTAAAATGAAAAATGGCTAGCATTAATGAATTAAAAGCACTTGCTTCTTCAAAAGGCGGTTTTGCACAACAACATCAATATTTAATTACTTTACCAAGCTTAGGTGCGTATAGCTCTCGTGAATTAAACCTATTGTGTAGTCAAACTACTTTACCTAGTCGTAGAATGCTTTCGTCTGATAGGATGATAGGTGTAAAACAAACACGTGTAGCATATGGATTTGCTACTGAAGAAGTAACAATGAAGTTTCAAGTCTTGAACGACTACGGAATTAAAAACTATTTTGAAATGTGGCAAAATAAAATAGTGAATCAAAATACTTTTACGCCTGGCTATAAATCTGAATATACTAGAGATATGCAGATATTACAACTTAAAAAAGGATTTGCGTTAGACACTGACTTACGATTTGGTCCTATCAGTATTGATATTGATATATTTAAGAGAGCAAATGTAGTTTATGAATGTACATTACTTAATGCTTTTCCTGTAACTTTAGGAGAGATAGCGTTAACTAATGAACCAGGTGTAGTAGA